CGAAATTTGAATTTGAATTTGCGATTTTGTAGTAATTTTCAAAATCCACAATGTTCTTTATGTGATTCAACTATTAATGTTGGCTACGAATCAAATTGTTATGCATTAGTTGATGCTAATTTAATTTGTAATACAGGATGTGGTTGTACAAAAGATGTTAGAACTGTAAAAAGTTATGGAAGAGGTAATGGTGGAAATTTATCCAGCTTTTTAAGATGCTGTTGTGGTGAACCAAATGGAACTATCGTTTCTCAATGTATGCATCATTTAATTTGTTCATGCCCTTTAGATTTGGATTCTTTTGGCTCAACTATTCCATCAAATACTTGTGGATGTAGAGCATCATTGGAACTTAAAGCGTGTGGTGCTAATATATGTGCTGGTGGATCTGATGTATGTTCTGGTGTAGAATTAGTAGGTTCGTGCGTAGATTGTTTAGAAGAGATGCGAAAATATGAAAGAAAATTAGAAGAAGAAAATTTTGAATTTATAAGAGTGGATAATATTTTTCCAGAATTAATAAGTCCAGTTCTTGTTAAAACAAAACCAGTTACATCTGCTTGGTATACAGAAGAAAATTATGAAGGAAGTATTGTTTATGACGGTAGATTTTATCATACACCTTCAACTGTATGTAATTGTGGTTCTGGTTTTAGTGATGAGGGTGAACAAAAAAGTTCCCTTTGGTTTGACTGCTGGCATGGTTATTGCCCAGATAATAAATGTATTTTTAAAGAAAAATCATGTAATTTTGGATCTCCAAATTCAGAATCAGATTTACAGCAAGTATTTAATAATATAAATTGGGAATATGTTGATGAAAATTGCCCAACAGGAATTCGTTCAAATAGAACACATTTTTTGGAAAATTACAATACAGTTCCTGCTGGATTACCAGAGAATGCCACATCATATTGTCCAACTGTAAGTTTTGGTTTATCAGGAACATTCCAAAATAAGAGAGTTTGTATCTCTGATGGAGAATGTATATGCATGACACTTGATTGTGATTCGTTAGATTGTAGTCAATACGAGGATTGTAATACATGACAATTCAATTTAGATCAAGAATCAGAAGCACCTTTGATTATGGAGCAGAGTTAAAACAATCTGGTAAATGTTGTTTTCCTGACGGAACATCAGAAAATATTACATTCTTTGAATGTTTTTCTAGATCTGGAACTTTTTTTACTGATGTAGATGCTCCATGCCCAACAGAAGCCGACAAAGGTTATTGCTGTGCTTGCTCATATCTTTCTGCATCTCAAAAAGAAGAAGTAATCAACAATTTACCATATACAACAAACAATCCATTTTTTAATGGAATTTTTGGAATAGAGTCAGATGTAACTAAATGTGAATGTGATCGTATAGGTGGAAATTGGAATAAAATAAATTCTTCATCCACCTTGTGTAGAAAACCAGTTATTATAGATGGAAATAGTTATACTGTAGATGCTAGAATTCCAAATGCATGTTGCTCATTTATAATACAAGAAGGATCTCCCGTGGGAGTTACTTGTCAAAATGTATGTAATCCTAGAGATTGTGCAAACTTGGCAATATCAGATTCTGGTCCAAATGATCCTTTTAAAGACACCACATTTACTGCCAATAAAACATGTAGAAAACAAATAGTCGCAGGAATAAATCCAGTAGATTGCGAAACTTCTGGTATAACTTCTAGACTTATTTCAAATTCTGCTGTATTTGCAAATGAACCAATGGGTCCGTGTTATGTGTTGAATGAAGATACTTTAGAATATAGCTGTTCTATACAGCCTGAATTTAGATGTTCTGGTTATTGGGTAAGTCCAGATTCTATAGATGCAGAGGTTGCTTATTGTGATCACTCATATTCTCCAAAGAATTTTAGTAAGACTGAAAATTATTTAAATCCAATAACATATACTCAATCAGAATTTAATTCTTTGGGATTATCAGTTGGTGATGAATTTCAAGGTGGAATTTACATTGGAACTTATATTCCAAAGAAACCAACTGCTGGATCTTTCTCTCAATTGTATGGAGCTTTAAATTTTAGTTCCCCATCCTTAACATCATATAGCGTCACTGATGAATCTTCATACAAGAAATGGGCTATTGTTGTAAATAAAACTTTCTTATCAACAATTTTATTATATCCATCAGATCCAATTTTCGATCCAAGAACATCATATTATGACGGATATTTAAATTGCTATGGTGATTTAACTAGAAATGCTTCCATACAAGGAAGAACAATAAACACAATAAAAGAACAATTAAGAAATGGATTTATTGATTATTATATTCCTTCTATTATGGAAATGATGTTCTTTGCACAACAATATAGAACTAATTCTTCTCTTTCAGATAATTTATCTTTAAATGATGTATTTTGTTCTACAACATTTGTTACCGATAAATATATAAGAGCCATACCAACAGGTGTGAATTCTTTTAATAATTTAAATCTTTTATATGGTCAATCATTTATTTCTGGAACAAATTTTGGAAAAAATGTTACATTCCCTATAAATAGAAATGTAAACTTCTTACTTTTCAGAAGAGTAATTATAACATAAGGAATATATTATGGGATGCAATTGCGGTAAAAACAAGAATACTCCAACGCCACAAGAAGTAAACAAAGAGCAACCACAATTTAGAAAGCAAGAAATACAAGAGCAAAGTATTTTAAAAAAAAAGATGTCAATGCTCCAAAGTTTCGCAACAGCGATAGCTTCAAGAGGACTCCAAGACAATAAAGTTTCTCTCCCTGTAAAACAACTCAGAGTTTTATCTTGTTTTGGAAACCAAGATCATGGTGGTGTTATGCCTCCTTGTGAACACTTAAAGGAATCAACAACCCCTGGAAAGCATTTCTGTGGTGGTTGTGGATGTGGTGATAAAGAGGGAACATGGTTAATGGCCGAAGGTGACAAGTATTCTAAGCTAGATTATCCAAAATTAACATGTCCATTAGCAATGCCTGGATTTAGCAATTACCAAGAATCAAAAGAAGATGAAGGTGTTGAACCAGTTACTAGAAGATGGTATATTGAAAATAAAATGACCTATGAAGAAATGAGTAAAATAAAAGTTAGACTTCATCAGATGCCTAAACCACCAACAACTTAATCAAAGAAAACTCCTTATAAATAAATAAGGAGTTTTTTAATGGCAGCACCTACAAATAGAGAAGATTTAATCGATTATGCTCTAAGAAAATTGGGCAGTCCAGTTATCACTATAAATGTTGATAGAGCCCAATGTGAGGATCGTTTAGATGAAGCCTTGCAATTTTTTGCAGAATATCATTTTGACGGTGCAGAGAAAGCATTTTTTAGATATAAGCTAACTCAGGCTGACATTGAGAACAAGTACATAGAAGTTTCTAACATAGGTCCAGTAAATGGACCTGGTGGTGATGGTCCAGACGGAAATGATATTCTCACTGTCGTCAAACTATTTCAATTTGGAAATTTTGCTAATGTTGACATGTTTGACTTGAAATATCAGCTAGCACTCGTTGACTACTTCGGCGTAAACACTTCTATCAGTGGTTCTGGTGCTGCAAGAGGTCTTGCTGCCTATGATGCCACAAAGAGATATATTAAACTAATAGAAGACTTTTTTCAACCAGAAAAAGCCATAAATTTTAGTAAGGTAACTGGCAGAATCTATATTGATGGAACAATGTCAACAATGACAACCGATGATTATATTGTCATTCAAGCCTATGTTCTTCTTGATCCAGAACAATATATCAAGATATACAACGACAGACTTTTAAAGAAATATGTTACCGCTCTCATAAAGAAACAGTGGGGTGCTAACATGGCTAAGTATGATGGCGTTCAACTACCTGGTGGAATAACTTTAAAGGGCGGTCAGATATACGCAGAAGCCGCAAATGAAGTAGACCAGATAGAAAATGAAATAAGAAGAACACAAGAACTCCCCATGGATTTCTTTATGGGATAATACATGGCAATAAACCCATTTTATGGCGATTTCGCCAACGAACAAAAACTAGTAGATGATCTAACCATTGAAACCATAAGGGCAATGGGTAGAGATGTTTATTATATTCCAAGAGAATATGTTAAACTGGATAGAATCTTTGGAGAAGACATCTTATCTAAATTTACAGTTGCGTATGCCATAGAAATGTATGTTCAGGATGTTATGCGATTTCAAGGTCAACGAGATATCATCTCAAAGTTTGGAATTGAAATAACTGATAAGATGACACTGCAGGTGTCAATTACTAGATTTAAGCAAGAAATAACAGCCAGAGATCCTGAAATTATTAGACCGAGAGAAGGAGATTTAATTTATTTTCCACTCTCTAAGCATTTATTTGAAATCAATTATGTTGAACATAGAATACCATTTTATCAGCACGGTGGATTGACAACATACACATTGTCATGTGAACTGTTCACATATTCGAACGAAGAGATAGATACTGGTATGGATTCTGTTGATACTGTAGAAGATAAGAGAAAGATGTACTTAACTAAGATTACATTAGGAAATAGTGCATCTACTAATACTACTTTCAAGGTTGGAGATATAGTATATCAAGTTGCTGGTATTACCAATGGTGATTATTCAGATGCAACTTATACTGCCACTGTGGCTGAGTTTATAACTGGAAATACAAAGTATCTTTATGTTTCTGATGAAAGTGGAACTCTTCAAACTGGATCTTCAACGCAAACAGTTCTTAAAGAAAACAAAACTGTTAAATACTATGTTGCTTCTAAGGAAACTACAACCATAAATGCCACAAAAGACCCAGAGATATTGGAATCTTCTGCTGATAACAAAGAACTTGATGTTGAACAAAATGAAACCTCACTATTTGATTTCTCTGATATAGACCCATTCTCTGAAGGTAAGTACTGATGTTTAGTAAATTTTCACCAAAATACAACGAATCTATAAGAAAGACAGTTGTTGCTTTCGGTTCATTGTTTAATCAAATCTACTATAGTAGAACTGATGATTCTGGTAATGTTTTAGAGACATCAAGAGTTCCTTTAATTTATAGCCCAAAAGAAAAATTCATTCAAAGATTAAAGTCTGAAAGTGTGATAACGGACAATACACATGTCAAATTGACTTTACCTAGAATGGGATTTGAAATTAGTGGAATGGTTTATGATACTAGTAGAAAATTGAATCGATTGAATCAAAGATTTGAAAATATCGATGGCGTTGATTCTAGTATGTTTAGCCCAGTTCCCTATAATATAAATTTTGGCCTGTATCTATTTGCTAGAAATCTAGATGATAACCTACAAATAGTAGAGCAAATTTTACCCTATTTTGCGCCAGATTTTACAGTAACTGTGAATATGAATAAGTTATATCCTCAAGTGGATATACCAATCGTATTAAACTCTGTAAATATGGTGGAAGATTATGAAGGGGATTTTGAAACAAGAAGATCAATAAACACAGTTTTTGAATTCACAATGAAGACTTATGTTTATGGTCCAATCAAAGATACTGGTGTTTCTATTATAGAAGATGCAAATGTTCGCCTATACGATGGTTTGGATATACAGACAGCTGTAGAAATATTTGACATTGGATATACTGGAGATTCAGCAACATTAAGTGGAATAACATATTATGAAAACCCCTGATGAAGAACCGATAGAAAAAATATCAAAAGCCTTAGACATTTCATTCGAACCATCTCAGATTATTGGTGGAATTAAAGAAACTAAGAATGAAGTAAAAAAGATCAAAGCTGAAAAATTAGATGTAGATTTTTCACTTGCTAGATCTAACATGAAAGAGTTGATATCAAATGGTATGAACGCTTTGGATGGAATAATGAAAGTTGCCGAAGCAAGCGATTCACCAAGAGCATATGAAGTTGCAGCACTTTTACTTAAAACAATATCTGACATGAATAAAGATTTAATTCAAATTCATGAAAAAAATGCCAACATTCAGAAAGAAAAAATTACAAATATAACAAACAACTCAATTTATGTTGGATCTACAACAGATCTTCAAAACTTGATAAACAAAGAAAGAGCACAGAATAAAAGTTCTGAATTAACTGATGAAGAGTAGTAATAAAGCAGCTGGATATTTAGGAAACAAGAACCTAAAACCTTCTGGTGTAAAGATTGAATTTACAGAAGAACAGGTACAAGAATACCTAAAATGTGCAAATGATCCAATCTATTTTGCCAAAAAGTATGTAAAGGTAGTAACTCTTGATAAAGGTGTTACTCAATTTGATCTATATCCATACCAAGAAAAATTGGTTAAAAAACTTTGCAATAATAGGTTCGTAATAGGTAAGTTGGCTCGTCAGTCAGGTAAAACTACTACAGTTGGTTGTTGTTATCTATTACATAAAGTTTTGTTCAATCAAAACATGAGTGTTGCCATTTTGGCTAACAAGCTGAACACGGCCAGAGAAATTCTAGGAAGAATTCGTGAAGCGTATGAACACTTACCTTGGTGGCTACAGCAAGGTATCAAAGAATGGAATAAGGGATCTATTGAACTTGAAAACGGATCTAGAATTCTAGCATCCGCTACTTCTTCAAGTGCCATTCGTGGTGGATCTTTTAATATTATCTTTTTGGACGAATTTGCGTTCGTTCCTACAACCGTTGCAGAAGAATTCTTCTCCTCTGTTTATCCTACAATCACGGCTGGTCAAAGTACCCAAATGATCATAATCTCAACCCCAAAGGGGTTGAATATGTTTTATCAATTATGGAAAGGTGCTATTTCCAAACAAAATGAATATGCATCTTTTGAAGTCAGTTGGAGAGAGGTTCCTCAATATCCTGGTGGACCTTTACGAGATGATGCTTGGAAAGAACAACAAATCAAAAACACATCAGAAAGACAATTTGATGCTGAATTTGAATGTTCGTTTATTGGTTCTGCCAATACTTTAATTGATGCTGCTAAATTAAATCAACTGACCTATGGAAAAGCAAAGCAAAGAAATAGCGAAGGTTTATTAATTTATCATGATGTCATAAAGGGAGATAAGGAAAAGGGTACTGAGGGAAGATCCTATTTCATGACCGTAGATGTCGCTAGAGGGCAAGGAGGGGACAATAGTGCCTTTACCGTCTTTGACATCACGGAGATGCCATACAAAGTCGTAGCGCGGTTTAAAAGCAACACAGTGTCACCCCTACTCCTACCCTCTTATATAAGGTCGGTTGGTAAGAAATATAATGATGCCCATGTCTTGGTTGAGGTGAACGACATAGGAAGTCAGGTTGCTGATATTCTTCATTATGACTTAGAATATGAAAATTTAGTAAAGTCTGCATTTAAGGGTCACAAAGGTCAAACCATCACAGAAACTGGGATGGGTGCAAAAAGAGTTCAACTGGGTGTCAGAACTACAAATCCAATCAAAAAATTGGGCTGTGCAGTATTAAAGAATTTAATTGAACAAGACAAATTAATTGTTGATGATCCAGACACAATTGATGAGTTGACAACATTCATAGCAGACGGTCAGTCATTTTCTGCTGATGAGGGTCACACTGATGACTTGGTGATGACTCTTGTTTTATTTGCGTGGGCATCCAGACAAGATTTTTTCGAAGCTCTAACCAACAAAGATGTTCGTGTTGAGTTATTTGAGAAGGATATAGAGAAAATTGAACTGGAAATATATCCTATGTTTTATGAAGATGGTCAAGCAGATACAACAGAATGGGATGGTGAAGATCGATGGTTTGCAAAAGATGATCCCAAGTTCAATAATTTTCAAGAAAAAAGATGGCTATTTTAAATCTATTTCACTAAAACATTGAAAATAATATATATTTTAGACGATATTCTAAGGAGATAAAATGGCAAGACCTAATGTATCAATAACGATACTAGACGAATCATTGGTAATTCCTACTGGAGAAGAAGGATCACCAACTATAGGAGGTATGATTTCTGTTAGTGGTTTAAGCTTATTTGGAACCACTGCTGAAAAAAATACTGGTTATTATCTAGTAAATAATATAAATGATTGGTTTGCAAGACTGCAAGCCTTTACTCAAGTAGAAAATAATTTAAATGGTGCTAGTGGATTAACTTTCATTTCTAATTATTTGGCTTCAAATGGAGCCACAACTTGGACTAATGAATGGTATTCTGTTTATAACTTTTTACAATATGGAGCACCATGCTATGTTGGATTTAATAACGCATCTGCTGGTCTATCTGGATATTTTAATCTAGCAGTTGATGTTATTTTCCAAGGAACAACCTTTGGAAGAGCACAAACGGATCAATGGTTTAATTATAGAGCATCTAGAGAAGTTCCAGCCTATGGCGTATTTCCAGTTCTAAATTCTGAAGTTTCAAATTTGGATTCCACTACTTTAGGTGGATCACCAACCAATATTGGTTCTTTGAGTGAATTTAGTGCTAGAGTTTTCGGTGAAAAGAATCAATTAAATGTTTCTGGTGGAACTACACTAATCACAACTAATTTGTCAGCAGATGTTGCTGGATGTATTGCAAGAACAGATCGTATTGCTTATCCTTGGTTCTCACCAGCAGGAGTTCGTAGAGGTCAGATTTTAAATGTCGTTTCTCTAACCAAGAACTTGACAGAAACACAACAAGATAACCTTTATGATAATAAAATAAATCCAGTAGTAACTTTCACTGGAGAAGGAACTATTCTCTTTGGAGATAGATCCTATTATGATACAACTTCCACTCTATCTTCTATAAATGTTGGAAGACTTGTAATTTATCTAAAGAAAATAATCGGCCCCTTGGCTAGAGGTATTTTGTTTGAACAAAATGATGCAATTACAAGAAACAGATTCAAGAATGCAGCTGATTCTGTTCTAAGAGAAGTTCAATCACTCAGAGGTATTAGTGACTATAAGGTTATTTGCGACGAATCAAATAACACAGCAGAAGTCATTGAAGCCAAGAGATTTGTTGCTGATCTTTTAATCAAACCAATTCCTTCAATCAATTTCGTTAAGATAACAATCACCAACAAAGATTTAAGTGATACTCTTTGATATTAGAAATAAGGAGTAAAAATGCCTAATTCATTACAAGAATTCAGAAATAATTTCTTTGGTGTAAGACAAAACCGCTTCATGGTAAGTTTTAACTTTCCAACAGGTATAGCAAGTGGTATTGATCTTGACACCGCCCAAACAATTTACTGTAAGGCCACACAAGCACCTCCAAGTGCTGTTGGTATCATTCCAGTAATGTGGCAAGGAAGACCCATTAAATTCTCTGGAGAGAGAGTTTATGGCGATTGGACCTTGGTTATTTACGAAGCCGCTGGTAAAAAATCATCACACAATCTAAAGGCTGCTTTCGAGCGTTGGATAAACGCCATGGATACTAGAAATACCCATGAAATTAGCTATAGCGTAACCACAAACTGGGATATTTATTATGATGATATTCAGACAACCAGAACTGGTAGACCAGGCCAAACCCCATCAAATTATAGCAAGCACATTAAAATGATTAACTGTTTCCCCATAGAAATGTCACCAGTTGACCTTTCTTATGACGCGGAAAACAGCTTTTCAGAATTTACAGTGACTATGGCTTACGATTATTGGGAACCAGTTACAGCCGCAGCGGGAGCGTGATCTATATAAAGTATGGCTTTCAATATTTCTGACATTTTTGGTTTTTCATTTGGAAAGAAACAAACAGATCCTTTACAGTCAACACTAGAGGATCAGAAGACAACACCTTCATTTGTTCCACCCGACGATTACGATGGAAGCGTTGTAATCGATGCGGGTGGCTTTCTTTCTACCGTATTTGACTTTGGAAGTCATTATAGAGATGAAAATGCTTTAGTTCAACATTATAGATCAATGGCTATCTACCCAGAGGTAGACATGGCTATTGAAGATATTATCAATGATTCAATCGTTTTTGATGATAATCATAAATGCGTTGAATTGAATCTGGATTATGTTAATGGCTTGTCTGATAATATTAAGATAAAGATGTTGAACGAATTCAAACATATTTTGCGTATGCTTGAATTCACAAACAGAGGATATGAAATCTTTAGAAGATGGTATATTGATGGAAAAGTTTATTACCATTGCGTTATAGACATCAATAAACCAGAAAAGGGTATTGTTGAATTAAGACCAATAGATCCTCTAAAGATCAGAAAAATAAGAAAAGTTGAAAGAGACAATAAAGTTCTAAATGGAGTTTCTACTCCAATTGTAAAGAAAATTGAAGAATTTTATGTTTATACTGATTTAGATCCAGATTCAATCATGCCAACATCAAATGTTGGATTGAAGATAGCCGCAGACTCTGTGGCTTATGCTCCATCTGGAATTGTTGATTATGGAAGCAGAAGAGTTATCAGTTATCTTCACAAGGCCATTCGTCCTTTAAACATGCTTCGTCAAATTGAAGATGCGGTTGTAATTTATCGCATGTCAAGAGCACCAGAAAGAAGAGTGTTTTATATCGATGTAGGTGCTTTGCCAAAGCAAAAGGCAGAGCAATACATGAGAGAAATGATGAATCGATACCGCAATCGTTTAATATATGATCAAAAAACTGGTCAAATAAAAGACGATAGAACCCATCTTTCCATGCTTGAAGATTATTGGATTCCAAGAAAAGAAGGAAGCAAGGGAACTGAAATTGAAACCTTGAGTGGTGGTCAAAATCTAGGCCAGATGGAAGATGTGGAATATCTCCAAAAGAAGCTTTATAGATCCTTGAATGTTCCTATTTCAAGACTTGAAAGTTCTACTGGATTCAATCTTGGTAGAACATCAGAAATTACTCGTGATGAGGTTAAATTCTATAAATTCATAGAAAGACTCAGACAAAAATTCTCTGCTCTTTTCTTAGAAATTTTAAAGAAACAATGCATTCTAAAAGGCATTTTAACACTCAATGATTGGGAAAAAAATTACCAAGATATAGCCTTTAATTTTAATAAAGATTCTTACTTTAATGATCTAAAAGAGAATGAAATTTTAAGAGAAAAAGTGGAAATGTTGAATGTTTTAAGTAGTTCAGTTGGAACATTCTATTCGACCAATTATATTCGTAAAAATATTTTAAAGATGACAGATCAGGAAATAGCCCAAATTGATATGGAAATAGAAGCGGACAGGCAAAAGATGGCACAGCAACAAATGCAGCAACAAGCAATGATGCCCCCTGATCAACAGCAATGAGAGTATTTTTTAGTGACAAAGATTCTTTAAAAAAAGAATTAAAGAATAAGGGATTGAAAAAACTTACGATCAGATTTGGATCTGAAAAAACTCTAGATCTGCCACAGAATGTGTTGTTT